TATTGCAAAGGCACAAATTTTACACAAACTAAAAAAAGACTAACGTGTTAAACTCCCTTCCCGACTGGTTTACAAATATTCTAACGGCTACTATTGCATCACTTGCAACTTATTTTAGCACTCGCAAAAAAGAGAATGTAGACATACAAGGAGGGGAGTTATCAAATACACAAGAAGCGGTTAAAATCTGGAGGGAACTAGCGCAAGATATGAGTGATAAAGTAAAAGAATTAAGCGATAAAATTGACATATTAACCGCCGAAGTACATAGTCTTAAAAGCGAAAACTCAACGCTTAAATCAAAACTCAACTTACTAGATGAAAATAACCAAGTTAAGCCAAAAAGGACTAGAGCTAATAAAGCAGTTTGAAGGCTTGAAGCTCACTCCCTATGTTTGCGCTGGGGGTATAAATACGATTGGATACGGAAACACGTATTATACGAACGGTAAAAAAGTTAAGTTAAGTGACCCGGCTATTACGAAACAAGAAGCCGAAGAACTATTAAAACATTTAGTTGTCTCTTATGAAAAAGCGGTTGATTCTTTTTGCCGTGACGACATCTCACAAAATCAATTCGATGCTTTGGTTTCTTTCGCTTATAATGTAGGTGTAGGGAACTTGCAAAAGTCTACCTTAATCAAAAAGGTAAACGCTAATCCAAAAGATGTCACAATAGCTGACGAGTTTATGAAGTGGAATAAAGCAGCCGGGAGGGTGCTACTTGGTCTAACTCGTAGACGACAAGCGGAATCTAAACTATACTTCTCTTAGATATGAAAAAATTAGCTATTCTTTTGGCTTGTGTTGCGTTCTTTTCGTGCAAGCCTACTAAGACTATAACCGAGTATAAAGAAGTCGTTAAAATCGATACTTTCAAAAGCGAGAAAGTTATAGAAAGATTTAGAGCAATTCACGACACTCTTCTTATTGTAAACCCTTGCGACTCTACCGGGCTTCTAAGCGACTTTTATAGCAAGTTAGTAATACCACAAGGTAAGATTATAATTCGTTCGGTAGACGGCAATATTCAAGCTTCTATTAATATTGACTCAATGCGTACCGAGATAGAGAATAAGTTTAAATCTTCTTTAGGTAGAGTTATTGAGTATCGAGACAAAGAGGTAATTAAGTACCGTGTTCCTACTTGGGTAGTAATACTATTACTTGTAGAGTTTATTGCGTTAGTTACTTGGCTATACCTAAAATTTGGATTCAATGCAATTAAATAAGAAGTGGCAAGCAATCAAAGAGCATTTTTACTCAACTAATTTAACGAGAGTAGACTTTGAGCGAGAGAACTATGAAAGCTACGGATTTAGTAGCCAAGAGATATTCCATAGTCTTATGTCTCGCCATAACATAGGGGTTAAATCACGAAGCGAATACTTTAAAAATGCTAGACCACAAGCTATAATAGAATCCTTTGATGTAGACGAGCTAGACAATTTCGGCATCGAAGAAAGCATTGGTAAAGAATATACTAGCTTACGACTAGAAGACAAGTTTAAGAAGGTCGGTATTATGAGCGATATTCACGTACCGTTTCATTCTATGAGTGCTTTGACCTGTGCCATTAAACATTTGAGAGAAGAGCAAATAGATTGCTTAATTCTTAATGGCGATATAATGGACTTCTACGCTATCTCTCGACACGAAAAGGAAAAGGATTTAAGAGACTTTTCTAAAGAAATTGAGATGGGTCGTAACTTCTTGCAAAAGATTAGAGACTTATTCCCTACAATACCTATCTATTACAAGATGGGTAACCATGAGAATCGTTGGCAAAGGTATCTCAATGAGCAAGCGGAAGAGTTCGCTCAACTACACGAAATGCAATTCGAGCAATTCTTTAGACTTGACAAGCTAGGAATGATTTACGTACCCGATTGGCAAGGCATAGAGGTAGCTAATTTATTAGTACTTCACGGACATGAACTTATGGCGGGCGGAATGAATCCTTCGCAATCTACGTTTAACAAAACGTTTTGTAATACAATTATAGGTCACGTGCATAGAACGACTAGCACAATTAAAAAGAATGGTTTTAAAGAGTTCTTTAACACGTACTCGACCGGGTGCTTAACCCAATTGTCTCCCAAGTATTACCCTTTTGCACAACACAACCACGGAATGGCGGTAGTAGAAATAGAGAATGGTAAAACAAAAGTCTTTAACATTATGATTAAAGACGGAAAAATTGTTTAGATTTGTAAGATTTGTTTTCATAATAGGTTAAATTATAGGTTTAGAATTGTTTTTAAAAAGCTCTAGGATAATGTCTTAGGGCTTTTTTGTTATGTATTTACATATAATTGTAAAATAATTGACCGTTAGATAAATAATTATGAAAATAAATTAAAAAAGATTTTTTTATTTCAAATGTTTTTTGTATATTTGAATCACAATAGCAACAAAGCTATTCTAAACCAACTCAAAAAATGGAAATAGACGTATCAAAAGCAACCAAGCTTAGCAGACAAAAAGAGCTTAATATGCTAAACAAGCTAAATGGCATTAAGCAAACACCAAAAGAATTAAAAGCATTGTCGTTAGAAACTTTAAACAAGTTAATTAATCAAGGATACGACAAAGCATACGGCAAGCCAATTGTAGGCAAGTGGCTATAATAGCCAATAAATAAAATAAATTAAAAAAGATTTTTTATCTAATTACTTTTATTATATTTGTAAAACAATTCTAAACAAAAACAAAATGAGAGAGCATCTTAAACAAATCGACAAAAACGACATAGCCGGAGCTATCATGATTTCCACGGTCGTTTACTTAACCTACTACATTATTTACTTTATCCAAAACATCTAAACCAATGGAAGATTTATTCAAAAAAGTAGAGATGCTATTATCAGATACTGGCATCAGCTCTAAAAAATTCTGGAGCATTCACGTTAATGCAAATCAAAACAACATTACAATGTTTGCTTATTACGATAGCGAACTAGCTAAAACCGTTTCAAGAATAGTTTTAGGTAAGCTAGAAGAAACTGGCTTTGTTAAATTTTATTTTACTCAATACGAAACTGAATTTCAAATAGTATTATGCTAGTCTTAAAAGCGCAATTCAAAGATGAAGCCGGATATTATACAATGATATGGTCGTATAATCCTGCCTTGTGGGAAGCAAAAGATTTGCTTGCTCACGAATGTAAAAAAGAAAATTCTAAACTTGTAAAAATCATTTCAAATGAAAAACTTAATTAAAGCGTTATCGGACTTTCAAAACGATTGCCCGATTATTCACAAGGACACTAAAGGACATAACTACACGTATGCCGACTTACCTCAAATCTTTAGCGTAATTAATCCGCTACTTAAAAAGCACAAGCTTTGCTTTACGCAACTACTACAAGACAATGGTATTAAGACTATTCTTTTCCACGTAGAGAGTGGAGAACAACTAGAAAGCTTTACTACTATACCGCTTGTAAAACTAGGCGCTATGAACGAATACCAGAGCTACGGTAGTGGTGTAACGTATTACAGGAGATACGCTTTAAGCTCGATGCTTGGTTTGGTAACAGACAAGGACACGGATGCAGCTGGAGCACCGGTAGCACAATCTCCAAAGTTTCGTTTAGATATGTTAGCTAACGTGCATACCGAAGACGAACTAGCATTACTTTACAATTCATTTAAAAGCTCACTAACTCCTAGCGATTTAGAGGCATTCAAAACTCGTAAACAACAAATAAATAAATAATAACATGGGACAGTTAATTAATGCTCAAATCAACAAGTCTAAATTACAAGGCTTAGTTCACTACACGAACAAACGTACTAACGAAGAATCGGTAAACATTACCATCTCGCTAAACGATGCACCCGACCAATATGGAAACAACGCATCGATTTGGATTTCACAAACCAAAGAAGAACGTGATGCAAAGACTCCAAAGGTTTACTTAGGTAATGGCAAAGTTATTTACGATTCTAATATGCCTCGTCAAAACGCACCCGAGTTTCCTAAAGAAGCTCCGACTTCTCCACAAGACTTACCTTTTTAGATATGTACAAGCAAGACCTTACATTTACGTTTTTCAAAGCACCTTCTAATACTTGGAAGGTCACAAGAAACTTAGAAACCGAATTAGAGTACAACTCTTTTATTAGCCAATGGGCTAAAGATGGCTTTGAGTTAATAAGCGAAGAGCCGGTTAAGCAACTAGAAAACGAATACCCACAAGTATTAAAGCTAGACTTAAAAGGCGAACGAGGCGGTTACTACTCAACCGTTCAAAGATTTGAATCTAGTCACGCTTATAATAAATATTGTGACGAGCGTTTAATGGAAGGTCTTAAAGTAATAGGCTCAATACCTTATAAAGAATTTTAAAATGAGAATACAAAAATTAGTAGCTTACAAAGTAGTAGCCGATAGATTAAACGAAATGGGAATAGTTCCTTACTCGGCTCGGCAATGGTCGCAAGCAATGGTACAAGCGGTTGTTTATGGCAAAATTAAAAATGAAGAAGCAATTAAATTAGTTCGTAACACTCTTCGCACCGTAATGGATGAATATTACGCTGAAGGTAAATCTTAAAAAACATGAGAAATATAGTAGAAGTATTAAAAGCCGAAAGCGGCAGAGCTATTAACATTTACGAGGTAAAGAGTTATAAGCTATCAATAGGAGAAATGTACCATGTAGATTATAAACTTGGTAATTTAGGCGATGAGTTTGAAAGTCGCTTAGTGGCTACAACCGAAGACCAAAGAACGCTTATATTTAATCATCCGGTACTAGTAAATAAAACAATCGGTATACCTAATTGGAACATAAATAAACTAACAAGACTATGACACCCGAAGACAAAGCATCTCAATTATTAAGAAGATTTACCTTAGATTTTACTATGGACTTCGACTTAACAAGACAAGCTTCAACGATGTGCGTTTATCATATCATTGATGCACTAAGCGAACAAGGCTTAGACACAACGTACTGGCAAAAAGTACGAGACCATCTTTACGCTATTAATAATGGCTTATACGAAGCGAAGTCCGATAGATTTAACTTAAACGCTTAAGCCATGACACCAAAGCAAAAAGCGACCGAGCTTATTAAGCATTTTATTAATGCTCAAGTAAGAGTTAAGAAAAGTAAAGAAGAAGCAATAGCTTCCGCTATATTACATATAGATTTACTTGTAGCGGTTACATTAGGCGAAGACATAGACTACTGGGAAGCGGTGCAAGATGCACTAATAAACACTAACTAAAATGGAAAATAATCAATATGGATTGCCTATTTATGTAGATTGGAAATTCGACAGAATTATTCAAATGCTTAGGGAAATTAAAGGATATGAAAATATTAGCTTAGAATTTAAATTTGTTCAAGTAGATTCATTTAGAAAAATAGGAGAATATGATGTAGTTGGTGGAATAAAACAAGGTACTGAATGGCTATTAAAATTTCATTATAAATTTTTGCATAATGACAATACAGAAGCTAGGATTTTGGCAATTACACAACTAGAAGAGCAAATTATTACAACTGTTTGGAGAAGTGCAATAGATAATTTTATAAATCAAACAAATGGAAAAGCAAAAATTTAACCAATGGCAAAACCATATAGCAAAAGAGCTAGATAAGGATTACAAAAAGCTTTACTACTCGGCTAAATATGAAAATAAAAAAGAGGTAAAAAAAGTTTTACTTACTAAGAATTAGTTTTATATTGCAAGACAATAAGCCAAGCGGGTGGTAGCACTTGGGTTATTTTAGGGTTTAAAACAACCTAAAGCCAGCTTTGCTCTACCACGCATTGTCTGGCTTTTATATTTTTAAAAAGATGCAAGAAAGAAAAAGCATTTCAAAAAAATTACGGTTTGAGATATTCAAACGGGATTCATTTACTTGCCAGTATTGTGGCGCAAAAGCTCCAGATGTAGTATTAGAAATTGATCATTTAAATCCAGTTAAACATGGAGGTAAAAATGATTTGTTAAATTTAATTACATCTTGTTTTGTATGTAACAGAGGTAAATCTGCAAGAAAACTTTCAGACAATTCAATTATTGAAAAGCAAAGGATTCAAATAGAGGAGCTTAACATTCGTAGGCAACAATTAGAAATGATTTTAGACTGGCGAAATGAATTACAAAAAAAATCAAATTTTGAATTACAAAAAGTAAATGATTATTGGACTGAAAAATTTAAGCCTTTTGGAGTTGTTAATCCAGATGCAGTATTTTCTAAACTTATTAAAAAGTTTGGATTAATAGAAGTTTTAGATTGTATTGATATAGCATATACAACGTATTTCTTTGGAGATATGGAACAAGCTCAATATGCTCTTGATAGATTAGGTGGTATTTTATATAATAGATCAAAACA